CCTTGGCGTCGGCGGCAAGTGCTTCCGGGGTTGAGCCCTGAAGCCGACCGGCCAGATCAGCGGGCAGTCCCGCAGTTTTCAGTGCTGCGGCGACCGCCGCCTGGTGTTGTTGTTCGGCGATCTGTGCTTCCAGAGCCGCCACGCGATCCTGGGCTGTTTTGAGGTCTGCCGCGGTTTTCTCCTGCTCTGTCATCTGGGCGCGCTCAAACTCCGCCAGGCGCGCCTTCAGCGCGGTGTTTTCTTCCTCGAAGGCCTGCCGTTTATCGCGCTCTTTGGCGAGATCAGCAAGCACTTGGGTTTTCGAGCCCCGACCGTTCGGGTCGCCGTCGCCGTCCCCGTCACTATCGCTGTCGCCGTCGGTGTTGTTGGTGGCTGATGTGGTTTCGCCTTCCCGCTGCCGGCCACTGGCCTGGGGGGTAGAAGCTACCCCATCGGCAGCGCTAGAGCCGCCGGCTAGTGGCTCCTGGCCGACGAGAGAGGGTTGCGTGATACAGCGGATGTGGTAGCGCATTAGGCCGGTGACAATCATAGATCTTCCTTCCTTCTTTGGTTTTGGGCATAGAAAAACCGACCTCCGGTGTTGGGGGTCGGTGTCAGTTCTTTAGGGAATCACCAGAGTGGAAAATCTGGTGGTGGTAAAACAGCATCTTTATATTTTTCTTTCCGGTCACAGGGCTCCCACATGCGGATGCCTGCAAGCGCGTCCACATATTCTTCCGCACGCTCGCGTGACCACCCCATGGCGTCCATATAGGATTGGACGATCACATCCCATGGGGCGTCGATAGGGACATCTGTGAATAGCATGGATATAATATTACAGTTGGCCAAAAAATTCATCAAGAGCAGGCTCAATATACTGGGCGAATTCATCATCCTGCCACTGCACTGATTTCAAAACGCTTTGCTGCCGTCGATGAAAGTTAAGGGTGTTCACCAACTTCGGCGCTCCGGTTTTAGCTGTCACCCATTGGGCATATGCGCGAGCAAAGAGCTCATCGTCGCTCAATAGATAGCTCTGCATACAGCTCTCCGCAAAATCTCCCCTATAGTCTTCAATCTTGCGAGTTGAGGGAGTTTGACGGATCGCCGCAAATACGGGTTTGATCTCCGGCCGGGTCTCGTATTTCCATTTGATGAGATGCCCCAGCTCGTGGATGGTGGTTAGCTCCTGCCCTTGGATGGTCCCGTTGATCGTCACCCGGTACCGGAATTTTCCTGGTTCAACAGGATCCCTATAGGAAGTACCCCTGATGCTGCTATCTTCAATTTTTACCCCTCTACGGTCATGCTTTTTCATCAGCCCGATTTCGTATTCGGGGAGGAATGCTTTCCCTTGGTGCGCTTCATCCATATAGCTCAGCACCCGGTTGACGACTTTACGGAATTGTCTGGGGGACGTAGTTATACGCTGGGAGTAGTCGTGTTTGAGCCTAGCGTCAGTCTCGGCGCCGATGGCGGGTTTAGCTTGATCGTCAGCGCTGCTCGGTCCAGAGATCGCAATGCTGGGCCTGGCGCCGATCCTGCGTTTGGCTGCCAGGACTTCGGGATCACGTTTCGCCCATGACCACTTACCAGACAGGTCTGGCGTGGCGTCGGTGAGAAAGCCATTCTTATGCAGTAGCGATAGAGCCAAGTCACGGTCATCACCTGCGATACGGTAGATTTCTTCCGGCATCAGCCTAGCTACCGACGTGCGACGGTACCTGCCACCGGCTTTTTGCAGCGACGCGCCGTATTGTTCCCGCAAGTATTCAGACGCCCAACCACGCTTGGTGGTGCCTTCGGTGGTGATGAGCCGCCGCCTACCACCTGCCGAGGTGATAGTCGTCATGCCCCTGCGGGCGTTAACAACCTGGTTGATGTCCGCCCCGTCCCGGATAGCCCTGGCGCCTGCTTTAGTGAACGTCTTGGCCTGCTGCTCCGGGGACAAGGAGTCGAAGTATTCCTTAGCGTCGAAATAGAACAGTTTGTACATATCCGACGTAGCCTCGGAGACCGGAATGGCGGTGCAATCACACCCCGGATGCCGAAGAAATTTCATGCGACTGCCGCCTTTTTTGCCTGCCAGGATGGCGCATCTGGCGCAGCATGGGGGGCGAACCACCCGCACCCATGTGGTGCCAGGCCTGGCGGCTAGGTGGGTGAGTATGGCCATGCGGGCGGCATCAGAGATAGCGGTTTGGGTGGCGGTTGCGAGCATCACGCCCGCGTGGTGCCACGCCTGCGCCCGCTCCGTGATAGGGGCTTCAACGTCGACCAACTCGGTGATTTTTTGGGCTTGGGCGTAGGCGAGCCCCATCACGGGGTCGCCACTACCTGTTACCCCGGCGAACGCCTCCGGGTCCGCCGACAGCTCCGGTACCGCATCATAGTGTTGTAGATCCAGCGCAACATCCGCCGACGCGACTGCTGCTTGGACCGCCAGCAGTTGCCCATGGGTCACCATCTCGGTGAACGGCAAAGCATGGCTAGCGAACCAGGCATTGGGGTCCTGCGGACTGTTGGGCTGCCAGGCAGCAAGCACCCGCCGGACTACCTGAGCGATGAGTCGCTGCCGGTAGTCGGCGGCGGCCTGTAGTTGTGGGGGAAGCCTGGAGTACTGGGAATCCAGCATGATGGTAGGCCTCCCTCCACACCGCTAGACGACGGGCGGTTACGGTGGTTCCGCCTTGTCGTCGGCACCGCGTTCGAGTTTTTCGATGATGCCGCCCATGCTGTTTTCCTGCTCCAACCACTCCAGCTCGCGGTCGATACGCTGTTGCGGCCATCCCATCTCGGCCATGGCCCCGCGCACTGACATGAACGGTCTGCCGCCAGTGCTCTTTTGCAGCGCATCGGCCCTCTGCGATTCCGTGGGGGTACCGGGATTCTGCCACAGGGTGCTGATCTGGCCATCGGCGTCCCAGCTGCCGGTGCGGATCCGTTCGGCGATGCCGAGCGCCCACGCCCAGCCGGCACCCATAAGGACGTTCAGCCGTTCCACCTGCTTCACAAGGCGGGATTCATCAGCGCGGATAGCCCCTTCGGCGGCGGGGTTGGCAGTGTTCTGCCCCATCATCCGCACCGGCAGGCCGGTCACAGTTGCCGCCTGCTCGGCCAGCATCTTGATCGTGTCGTGGAAACCCGTCAATTGGGCGCCCGACAGCTGCTCGATCCTGGCGTCTTTGCTGGAGATCGCCCATATGGCGCCTAGATAGGTTTCCCACGGGTCGTCGATTTGATTGCCGTCAGCGTCCACAAAATCTTTCTGGGTTACCCCCAGAGCTACTTTCTGAGGCGTTGCTACAGTCTCCATGGCTAGCTGGAGCTGCAGCATCACTCGGCCCGCCATATCGACCAGGGGCCGGAGATCCGCCAGTTGGGTCTCACCTGACCATTCCCCGGTCCTCTGTCGGTTGAGGATCATCACCAGTGGCACCCGACCCAGACGGTGTTTGATGCGTCTGGTTGCTTCCCATTTCCCGGCGCGGCGGTCGATGAGCACGGTGGAGTCGGGGAGGTAGAGAGTCATGTATTCGGCGACGCCGGTGTCATCACGGTAGATGCGGAGGGCTGCGATCATTTCGCGGGTGCGCGCATCGACCAAAGCTGTAATATCTTTGGGGGATTCGGGCATGATCCGGGGCCTGCCGCCGCCATCGCGGGCGGCAACAGAGATGAACGCCCGACCGTAAATCAGCAAATCCCGGTGCACCAGGTGAGACAGGGAGTCAAGGTCGTTGGCTTCCCAGTCGGCACGCAGCTCGGCATCTTCTTCGAGTGCCCCGGACCGCAGGAACATCCTCACATCCTGGCGCTCTTCCAAAACATCTATATAGGTGCGGCACCAATTCAGAGGAAAAGCAAAAGGCTGCACGTCGGGTGGCACCGCAATACCCAAATTGCCGATTTCCTGCAGGCCCTGGTAATAGCGCTCGTTCTTGCGGTCCTCCCGACGCTGCTTCTGAATCTTGTTGAAGAGCTTCTCGGCGAGTCTTCGTTCTTCTGGCGTGAGCTCCATTGTCGTCACCTCCTTCTGCGGCGGCCTAGCACAACAACCCTGGCTGCCGCCATGCTGTTTTCCCAGTCGTCGGCGTGGGCGTCCATGGCCGCTTCGTGGGCGAGCACGGTAGCCATAGCCGCGTCAATCTTTTGTTGCTCTGTTGCTTTGCCGAGCACGTACATTTGGCCAGGCTTGGCGGCCTTTCGAGCGTTGGCTATGGCCAGACTAGTGAGCGGGCAGCCATCATGGGTGATGCGACCTGTTGCAAGGTCTACCTCGAACCTCCTAATCGCCTGGTACATGCGTTTAATGCTGTTTGTGGCCCACTCAAATACGTGCTCATCACCGTATTTGAGTGCCCATTCACCGATCTCAGACCTCCAATCCTGGGGGTCGCAATACATGCGTTCCACCTGGTAGCGGTCGAAGATTTCATCGACGGCGGCTGCCACTTCCCCGCGGGGGATGCGGCCTTGCCACTCGGCAGGATTCCAGATAGTGGGCCTGTCATCTGGCCCGTAGCGGGGGGTGAACGAGAACCCATCAAGGGTTTCGGCTCTGAGCGCGGTCCAGTCGTTGTTTTCTGAGCCGTCGAAGCCGAGGCAGATGCTAGTGCCGTCAGGGGGATTCTCCAACCAATGCATAGTGTTCCTCCCATAGTCCTGCTGGCAGCCAGCTGCCTGATGAGTAGGTGATCCGGTTGCCGAAAAACCGCTCTGCTTGCTCGGGGTCGCGGAGGGATATTTCGTCGGCCTCGGCCAGCACCGCGTCGATATTGACCCAGGGGCTCCCCTTATAGACGGCTTCGAGGATCCTTCTGCGGTCTCGTTTCCGCTCCCACCGTAGATGCTTAGGGGGTGGAATGTAGAACGTCGCCACGTCAGCCAAGTTAGCTTCAAGCGTCGTTTGGGCAACCGACTGCTCCGCACTGTCGTAGGCGTTTGTCGTCTCGATCGCCCTACCACCCATGCCTGCCAGGCCGCGGCGTTGGGCATCAGCAACCTTTGTCATGCGGTTACGCTTGGTCCACAACCCTGTCTCGTCCTGTTCACAAAACGTCACGGGGTTGCCGACGCGACTGTCAGCGCTGGCGGTTACGGCGTCGATTCGGTCGGCATCGTCGCCGCCCAGGCCGCCGAGGATACGCACGAAACCATCCCGGACCGCCATCTGGTGCCGGAGGGGCCCCATCTGGATCATCGCCCGCAGCGGGCGGTACGTGTTTTCCACCTGGTCCTCAGACGTAGCGGTCAGCTGGATCAGCGGCGACGGATGTGGCCTGCCCTTGGGCTCCCCAGCCTGATAAGGGAAAATGAAGCCACAGGGACAGCCCCAGTCGGAACACCTGTAGGAATCCCCAGCGGAAGCCCAGCCGTCAAACTCAGCTGGGCCTACCGCTTGGATAGCCGTCATCGAAGCCGCCCACGGGCCTTTACCGGTCTTCTGCGGCGCGATAACCTGCAGCCGACGGTAGGTGAACGCCCTGGCACCCAAAGGGATGTTTTCCCATTGCAGCCCGGCGCGGATGCGGCCGAAGTTGGCAGCGCACCAGAATTGCCAATCGGACCAAACGAATGCCTCCCCACGTCTATAACCATCGGGGATGAGACAGTGAGCCTGCACCCAGGCATCCCACAGATCCCCGAGGGTAGGAAAAGTAACAACCCAGTCAGTTGGCAGGATCATCGTCATCGTCCTTTACCGCCCGTAGGCGGCGCCTGGGAGGATCGGGCTGTTGCGGTGGTGTGGCCGCGGACTCGGTAGCTGAGCCGTCGGCAGTAGTGGGGATCGTCCAGCCGTTGAGCAGGAGACCAGCAGGCGAAAGGCCGATGCTATCGGCGAGCCGCAGCACTTGGGTCATCATTGAAGGCGTAGCCCCTGGGGCTTCGCTGCGAACAGCCCAGCGCACATAGTGTGCGATAGTCAGCCACCGCCATTCCTCGTCAGCCCACGCCACAGCCTGGGGAAAACGCCATATCTTTTTCCATAGGGCGCGCTCCCTGGTGGCGCCGGTTGGTAGTGGCCACGGCGGGGGTTTGCCCGCGTAGCCGGCCGC